CTATGCCTAACTTAATGGCCTATGACATCTGCGGCGTTCAGCCAATGACAGGTCCTACAGGTTTAATCTTTGCAATGCGCTCTACATACGGTAACGTTCGTACAGATGCTGGTTTATCGGAGGCTTTATACAATGAAGCTGACACCGATTTCTCGTCGTCTGGATTCGATTCAGCGTATGCAGGTACAGCAAAGAATGGCACACATGCTGGTAACAACCCAGTAGACGGTGCTTATACAACCGGTGCTGGTATGACATCAGCTGAAGGTGAAGCATTAGGGGATTCCTCCTCTAATAACTTTGGTTCAATGGCATTCGCTATTGATAGAACCACTGTTACAGCTCGTACACGTGCTTTAAAAGCAGAATACACATTAGAATTAGCACAAGACTTAAAAGCAGTTCATGGTCTTGACGCTGAGTCTGAGCTTTCAAACATCCTCTCGCAGGAAATTATGTTTGAAATCAACCGTGAAGTTGTTCGTACGATTTACAAAGTTGCTAAAGCTGGTTCGCCTGCTACAGCTACTGCAGGTACATTCAACTTAGACGTTGACTCAAATGGCCGTTGGTCTGTTGGCTGGTGTACTTGATTACGCTCCAGCTTTATCGACCAACTTAAATGTTGACGATACAGGTAACACATTTGCAGGTATCTTAAACGGTCGTTATAAAGTTTATGTCGACCCATATTCAGCTAACTTAGGCGCTGCATCGCAGTTCTACGTTGTTGGTTATAAAGGTACTTCACCATATGACGCAGGTATGTTCTACTGCCCATACGTTCCTTTACAAATGGTTCGTGCAGTTGACCCTAACAGCTTCCAGCCAAAGATTGGCTTTAAGACACGTTACGGTATGATTGCTAACCCATACGTTACAACTAACGCCAATAGCGCTGTTGCAGATGCAGACACATTTACTGCAAACCGCAACCAGTACTATCGTCGTACTAAAGTCGTAAACTTGATGTAAGAAACCGACGAAGATCGGGTTTTAGAGAGGGGGCTTCGGCTCCCTCTTTTTTTGTTATAAATATCAAAAAGGAGTGGATTTTTATGGTGTATCAAGCTAATATTAACAACATTATAGACAGCATTAAATCAACACCTGCTGTGTATAATTATCTTAGACCAAATGCGTTTAGATTTGTAATTAAGGATTTACCTAACGTTGCTTATACATGTCAGTCTGCAAATTTACCGTCACTACAATTAGGGTTTGCTGTACAACCTACACCTTTCACAGATGTGCCTAGAATTGGTGATAAGTTATCTTATGGTGAATTTACTATAAGATTTCTAATAGCAGAAGATATGTCTAATTATAAAGAGTTGTATGAATGGATGGTAGCTATAGGGTTCCCTCAAAATTACGAACAATATAAGGCATTTACCGGTGAAAGACTTAACAGGTTTCCATTTTATAAAAGTAAATCTGGTATGAGTGAAGTTTTGGCATATTCAGACGGCACATTAACCATTTTAGATAGCAATAATGTAGCAAAAACTAATATAATACTGAAAGATCTCTTTCCTACATCAGTAGAGGCATTAGACTTCGATATCACGTCACAAACTGTGGATTACTTTGTAGGTATAGCATCTTTTAAATATACATCATTTGAAATACAAACCTTATAATTTTTTTTGGAGTCATAATGAGTCAGTTACAATTGAACGTTGAAGAAATGCGTGCTAAGAAGTTCTTTATTGCTACCCCCTGCTATGGTGGTAATATGCTTGAGCCGTACTTTCGTTCATCTGTTAAGTTAATGTCGTTTTTTAACCACCATAATATACCACTAGCCTTTGGTACTATTGCTAATGAATCTCTGGTAACTCGAGCGAGAAATGTGCTATTAGCATACTTTTTGAACTCAGATTATACACATTTAATGTTTATTGATGCTGATATCGAATTTGACTTAGAAGATGTACTAAAGCTTTATGCACATAACAAAGATGTTGTAGTAGGTGCTTATCCTAAAAAAGGTGTTATATGGTCACGCATCCGTGAGAGCTTAGCACAACCAGAATATAAAGATAAAGAACTTAGCGATAAAGATATTGCTGCGTTAGGTTCTGATTACGCTATTAACTTTAAGTTTGAAAATAGAGAGTTAAAAACTATTAAAGTAGAAAACGGTTTGATTAAACTACATGATGCTGGTACTGGTTTTATGATGATTAAGCGAGAAGCTATCCTTAAGATGATTAATGCATACCCTGAATTAAAATATAATAACGATGTAGCTATCGGTAACGGTGATCAGCTTAAAGATAAGTTCTATGCACTATTTGATACTATGATTGATCCTATTGATAGACGGTATCTTTCAGAAGATTATACCTTCTGTCGTCGTTGGCAGGAACTTGGTGGTGATATTTGGCTTGACCCTTCTATCTCATTAAATCATTATGGTCATTTCTCATTCCAAGGTAATCCTAACGCGATTATTGTTCAGAGTTCGCCACAGGCAGAAGAACCACTAAAAAAAGAAATTGTAACTATGGACCTGCCTGATCTAGCAGATTGATCATAATTACTATATTATGAAGTTATCTGAAATACAGGAAATGTGGGAGAAGGATTCTAAGATAGATGAGATTAATCTTGGTCGAGAATCTGTTAGAGTGCCCACCCTACACGCAAAATATCTTACCTATCTTTCCAAAGTAAAACTACAGTCTAGAAAAGCTGAGTCAGATTACTATAATACTAGAAGATTAAAGTATAGGTATTATAGAGGTGAAATGACTCAGACCGAGCTTAATGAATATGAGTGGGAGCAATATCAAGGCAATAAGCCGCTCAAGAATGAAATGGATGAATTTCTAAAATGCGATAAGGATCTTATTGAATTAGAAGATAAAGTAGAATATTACCGTACAGTTATATACACATTAGAGCAGATTTTACGCTCTATCAACTCAAGAACATGGGATATAAAGACAGCTGTCGAGTATCTAAAGTTCACTAACGGTATGATGTAATGGCAGATATAGGTATAGAAAAGAAGAATGAAGTCTATCTAAGAGTAACATGCGAACCTTCTGTAGCACAAGAAGTATCTGATTACTTTACGTTTGAAGTACCAGAGGCAAACTTTAACCCTCTTTATAAAAATAAACTATGGGATGGTAAGATAAGACTATACTCATTATTTACAAAAGAGTTATATGTAGGATTAAAATCTCATCTGGAGCATTTTGCAGAAGCAAATAATTATACAATAGATTATGAAAATTACATTCAAACAGCAGATGCAATCACCCCTGAACTGGTCAAACAATTTGTGGACAGTCTTAACATATCGTTGCCCGGTGGCGAAACCGTTCGAGATTATCAGCTTGATGCAATTTACCGCGCAATTCTGGACGGAAGACGGTTACTCTTATCTCCTACGGGATCAGGTAAGTCCTTAATCATATACTGCTTACTTAGATGGAACGAGCAGTTCGATAGAAAGCAACTCATTTTAGTACCAACCACGTCTTTAGTTGAACAGTTATACTCTGATTTTCAATCATATTCACAAAATAATGACTGGAAAGCTTCGTATAACTGTTCAAGAATATACGCTGGTCACTCTAAAGAAGATCTATTACCTATCGTCATATCTACATGGCAATCTGTTTATACCCTTCCTAAAAAGTTTTTCGAACCTTTTCAAGTTATATTTGGTGATGAAGCTCATTTATTTAAAGCTAAATCTTTAACCAGCGTCTTGCATAAAATGGTAAATGCTCCTTACCGTATAGGTACAACAGGAACTTTAGACGGGACAAAAACGCATAAACTAGTTTTAGAGGGTTTATTTGGGTCAGTATATAAAGTAACTACCACAAGAGAGCTAATGGATAAGAATCAATTAGCAGACTTAAAGATATATGGTATTATTTTAAACTATACAGATGAAATAAAAAAACAAAATAAAGAATTAAAATATCAAGATGAGATGAGTTTTTTAGTCGGTTATGAACCGAGAAATAAATTCATAAGAAATTTAGCTATTAAACAAGAAGGTAATACGTTAGTTTTATTCCAGTATGTTGAAAAACATGGTAAGCTTTTATTCGATATGATTAAAAGTAAAAGTGAAAATAGGAAAGTATTTTTTGTTTATGGTGGTACGGATACCGCTCAAAGAGAGGAAATTAGACACATAACTGAACAAGAAAACGATGCTATTATCGTTGCTTCATATGGTACGTTTTCTACTGGAATAAATATAAGAAACTTACACAACATCATATTCGCTTCTCCTACAAAATCAAGAATACGGAATCTACAGTCTATTGGTCGAGGCTTGCGAATCGGTGATAAGAAAGTGTATTGTAATTTATATGATATCGGTGATGATTTAACGTGGAAAAATCGTAAGAATTTTACTATACAACATATGGTTGAAAGAGTAAAAATTTACAATGATGAATACTTCAATTATCGGCTTATAAGGGTAGACATCTAATGTATTGTAAATATTTAAAACTCGTTAATGGTGATAATGTTATTGTAACAACTGAGAACGATTGTAAATCATTTAAAGATCAAGAGTTTTTAATATGTACTAACCCCGTCCAGGTAGGTACAGTAAGATACCCTAAAGGTAATTATATAGTTGAAACTCATGTGCTACAGCCTTGGATAAAAATGCTTGTACAAACTACTGTTCAGATACCGGTAAGCAGTATAGTAGTTATTGTAGATATAGATGAAGAGGCAGTCGAGCAGTATCATAAATTTGTCGAGAGTACAAACTCAATGAACGACGGTGATAATGTTGCAACTTTTCTTGAAGAAGAAATAGAACATGATCAAGAAATAATAAAAGAATTATTAAATGCAATAACATCTAATGAAAGTGATGAAGATGACGACGACGGAATCGATCCCCATAGAAGCAGAACTCTCCACTAAAAAACAACCAGCTCACTATGTGGATAATAAAAAGTTTTTTAGTGCGCTGGTTGAATATCGTAAGCAGATAGATCATGCCAAGGCTAACGGTTTAGAAAAACCTGTAGTTAGTGAGTATATTGGAGAGTGCTTTTTAAAAATAGCTACACATCTTTCTTATAGAGCTAATTTTATAAATTACTCTTATAGAGACGATATGATATCTGACGGTATTGAAAATTGCCTTAATGCTGTAGATAAATTTGACCCTGAAAGATCTACCAACCCATTTGCTTACTACACTCAGATTATATTTTTTGCGTTCGTGCGAAGAATACAAAAAGAAAAGAAACAGCAAGCTACAAAATATAAATTAATCGAAAATATAGACTTCGAATTTTTATTAGATCAATCTAAAGAAAATGAAGAATACTCTAACCATATTATTGAATTAATGCGTAAACAAATTGACGGGGTTGACGCAGATAGACG